ATGCGGAGCGCGCCCCTTGCCACCCAAGCTGACCCCTCCCGTCGTGCAGCAAGTCCTTGAGCGAATGGCTCAGGGGCAGACGATCCGCTCGATAGCGGCCGATCTGGGCTTCCACCCGAGTGCGTGGAGGCAGTTGGTCGAGAAAGACCCGTCGATCCGCGTCGCGCACGATCAGGCCAAGGTCGACGGCTGCGCCACCATGGTCGAGGAGTGCCTCGCCATCGCGGATGCCCGGCCGGGCAACGTCGTGACCATGGACGCCGAAGGCAACGTCACCGGCAAGCGCATCGACGCCGCGTACGTGGCTTGGGCGAAAAACCGCATCGAGACGCGGCTCAAGCTGCTGGCGACGTGGATGCCCGAGAAATACGGAGCGAAGGCCCAGCAGGGCGACACCAACGTCACCGTCAACATCGCAACACACGATCAGGTTGCGCGCATCGGCAAGGAGTTGCGGCTGCTGCGTCGTGACGCCAAGGCCATCGAGGCCAACAGCGCGGACGATCTCTTGTGAGCGAAGCGCTGGCCATCGACGACCTGCTGCCTCGGCTGTCCGCCGAGCAGCTTGCCTATGTCGAATGGCAGATGCGCTGGACCAAGACCGCGCGGCCCGATCAGCTTCCCCCTGAGACCGACTGGACCGAGTGCGGCTTCATGGCGGGCCGTGGCTTCGGCAAGACGCGCGTCGGCGCGGAGTGGATGGGCCGGGCGGCCTACGAAGACCCCCTCGCACTGCCCAGCTACGTCATCGCCCCGACGCAGACCGACGTCCGTCTGACCTGCTTCGAGGGCGAGAGCGGCCTGCTCAACGTCATCCCGCACGAACTGGTGCGCGAGTACAACCGCACCGACCTGCTGCTGACCCTGACCAACGGCGCGATCATCCGTGGCTTCAGTGCCGAGAAGGCCGACCGTCTGCGCGGCCCGCAGGCCTGCCGGGCGTGGTGCGACGAGCTTGCCGCGTGGAACAACGCCGAAGACGTCTGGGACATGATGAGCTTCGGTCTGCGCCTCGGACCGCATCCACAGGTGCTGTGGACGACCACACCCAAGCCGGTGCCGCTGGTGCGCTCGCTGAGCGCTCCCAAGGAGGGCCGCGTCATCGTGCGCGGCTCGACCTACGACAACCGGGCCAATCTGCCCAAGGTGTTCTTCGACAAGCTGGCCGCGTACGAAGGCACCAAGATCGGCCGACAGGAGCTTGACGGCGAACTGCTCGACCCGGAAGAGGCAGGCATCATCCGGCGCTCGTGGTTCAACATCTGGCCCGCAGCCAAGCCGCTTCCCAAGCTCGACTTCATCGTGATGTCTCTCGACACCGCGTTCACCGAAAAGACCATGGACAAGAAGGGCGATCCCGACCCGTCGGCCTGCACCGTGTGGGGCGTGTTCCATATCAAGAACATCGCCCACATGATCCTGCTCGACTGCTGGGACGAGCATCTCGGCCTGCCCGACCTCATCCGCCGCACCAAGCGGGAGTTGAACACGCCCTACGGCGACGACGAGGACGCGGCGATCATCAAGCCCATGTTCGGCAGCGCCAAGCCGCGCACCTCGGGCCGCAAGCCTGACGTGCTGTTGATCGAGGACAAGGGTAGCGGCATCAGCCTGCGCCAGTCCCTCGCCGAGAGCGGCATCGAGGCCTATGCGTACAACCCCGGCCGGGCGGACAAGCTGACCCGCCTGCACATCGTCTCGCCGATCTTCGCGCAGCGCCGCGTGTGGCTGCCTGAGAGCGAGAAGAACCCCGGCAAACCCAAGACGTGGGCCGACCCGATGGTCAGCCAGCTTTGCTCCTTCACGGGCGAAGGCAGCGTCAAGCACGACGACTACGTCGACAGCACAAGCCAAGCTTTCAGGCTGTGCATAGACAAGGGGCTGCTGAAGCTGGTAAAGCCGCCACCTGCGAAACCCACGCCACCGCCGCCAGAACGGCGCAACCCCTACGGCCAGTGAGGCACCATGATGATCGAAGACCAAGGCGAGATGGCCGAGTTCGAAGAGGGCCAGCCCGACGTGCAGGACACGCCGGACGGCGGTGCCATCGTGCGCCTCGGCGATGACGACGAGGAAACCGAAGAGACGGAGTTCTATGCGAACCTCGCCGAGACGCTGCCCTCGTCCGACCTGCGCCGCCTTGCATCCTCGCTGCTCGACCTGATCGAGCGTGACAAGGAGAGCCGCAAGCGCCGCGACGAACAGTACGAGGAAGGCCTGCGCCGCACCGGGCTGGGCGAAGACGCGCCGGGTGGTGCCAGCTTCCAAGGCGCGACCAAGGTTGTGCACCCGATGCTGACCGAAGCGTGCGTCGACTTCGCTGCCCGAGCCATGAGGGAAATCTTCCCCGTCGGCGGCCCGGTCAAGGATCACATCCCCGGCGCTGCGACCGAAGCCAAGCTGAAGCGCGCGCGCCGCAAGACGGCGCTGCTGAACTGGCAGCTTACCGTGCAGTGCGAAGAGGTCCGCGCCGAACTGGAGCAGATGATGACCCAGCTTCCGCTGGGCGGCGCGCAGTACCTGAAGGTGACGTGGCTGGAGAAGCGCAACCGGCCTGAGTTCCTGTTCGTCGCCATCGACGACATGCTCCTGCCGTACGCGGCCACCAACTTCTACACCTCGCAGCGCAAGACGCACGTCCAGTACCTGACGCAGCTTGAGTACCGCCAGCGCGTCAAGAACGGCATGTACCGCGACGTCGACCTCTCGCCGGTGGGCATGGAGCCCGAGCAGAGCATCGTCGGCATCGCGAACGACAAGATCGAGGGGCGCCAGTCGACCAGCTACAACGAAGACGGCCTGCGCACGATCTTCGAGGTCTACGCCCAGCTTGACATCGAAGGCGACAACGCGACCGACGACGTCGCCCCGTACATCATCACCATCGACAAGGCGTCTGGCGACGTGCTGTCCCTCTACCGCAACTGGGCGGAGGACGACGACACGCTGAACGAGATGCAATCGTTCGTTGAGTTCCCGTTCATCCCGTGGCGCGGTGCCTATCCCATCGGCCTGCCGCACATGATCGGCGGTCTGTCGGCTGCAGCCACCGGCGCGCTGCGCGCGCTGCTCGACAGCGCTCACATCAACAACGCCGCGACCATGCTGAAGCTCAAGGGCGGCCAGATCGGCGGCCAGAGCATCGAGGTCCAGCCCACGCAGGTCGTGGAGCTTGAAGGCGGCATCGGTGTGGACGACATTCGCAAGCTGGCGATGCCCATGCCGTTCAACCCGCCGTCGCCGGTGCTGTTCGAACTACTCGGCTTCCTCGGCGACGCGGGCAAGAGCGTGGTCCGCACGTCGATGGAAGACATCGCGGACAACAACCAGAACGCCCCGGTCGGCACGACGCTGGCGAAGATCGAGCAGGGCATGGTCGTGTTCAGCGCGATCCACGGCCGCCTGTGCGACGCCATGACGCGGCTGCTGCGCATCCTCAACCGGCTCAACGGCATGCACCTCGATGAAGAGATGCTGGAGCGCGAGGCTGGCGAAGCATTGGCGACGCGCGAGGACTTCCAAGGTCCGCTCGACGTGGTGCCGATCAGCGACCCCAACATTTTTAGCGAAGCCCAGCGCTTCGGGCAGGTGCAGGCTATCTCGCAGCGCGCGCAGATGTATCCGCAGCTTTACAACCAGCGGAAGATCGAAAAGCGCATCCTGCAGGTGCTGAAGGTGCCGGACGGCGACAGCCTCCTGATGCCCGACCAAAGCCCGAAGGAACAGAACGCGGTGGCCGAGAACGTCGCCACGGCCATCGGCCACCCGGTCATGGCGTTCCCCGCGCAGGACCACATCGCCCACTTGCAGACGCACATCGCGTTCATGCAGAACCCCATGTTCGGCGCGAACCCGATCATCGCACCGGCGCACCTCCCGCTCATGTTGCAGCACGTCAAGGAGCACCTCGTGCTCTGGTACGCATCGGCCGTACTCGACCTCGCATCGCAGGCCACTGGCAGCGACGTCGGCGAGATGCTGAAGGAGATGGCCGAGGAAGAGGACGTCGACCACACCGCCGAGAAGAAGCAGCTCGACCGGCTACTCGCGCAGGCGACGCCCATGGTGCTGCAGCAGGGCGACCAGTTGTTCGCCTCGCTGCCTCAGACCATCCAGCAGGCGCAGCAGATGCTCCAGCAGTTCGCCCCGCAGCCGATGCAGCAAGACCCGCGCCTCGCGCTCGAAGGTCAGAAGCTGCAGATGCAGGGCCAGCGCGACACGCAGCAGATGCAACTGGAAGGCCAGAAGCTGCAGATGCAGGGTCAGCGCGACCAGCAGCAGGCGAACCTCGACCAGCAGAAGCTCGCTCAGGCAGTGCAGGTGGAGACGATCCGCCAGCAGGCCGAGGGTATGCGTCAGGCCGCAGAACTGCAGGCGAAGATGCAGATGAACGCCGAGGACAACCAGACCGCCGCGTCCATATCGTCGGCCGAAATCGCAGCCGGTCACAAGTCGCCGTATCGCACCGGCACCGGCATCAACCCGCAGGAGTAACCCATGACCGTCAGCATCACCGTGCAGGCCGGACCGGATCACGCAGCCCTCGTGGAAGTCTACGACAGCGGCAGCGTGGTCCGCGAGGACTACGTGCACGACGTTTCGTCCCACACACGCATCCTCGTCCAGCCGGGCGAGCGCACCGAAGTCGCGGCGTATGACCGACGCCTCGTCTCTGTTCGGCAGCTTGCCGCCGGGCAGACCACCATCGGCGACACCGCCGCAACCCTTGGAGGCCTCCATGGCTGACAACAACGCAAAGAGCGCGAAGCCCGGCGGCAAGCCGAGCACGAGCGCTGAGAACACCCGCCAGCATTACCGCATGGCGCTAGGTGAAAACGTGACGGGCCAGAAGGCTGCTGAAGGCGGCAAGAAGACCCGCGCGTGAACATCGGGGGCCTGCTCCAGCGCTTGGAGACAGAACGCGTCAGGCTGGCGCGGGAAGCGATGGAGCAGCCCTCTGGGGGCGATGTGTTCGCCCACGGACGGGCTGTTGGCCTCTACGCCGGACTGACGCGCGCCACGGAGATCATCAACGAGATACTCCGTGACAGCGACAGACGGGAACTTTGACAGGAGCGAAAATGCAGGAAATCGCAAACAAGGTCGAATTCGCATACGACGGTGTGGAAGACGCGTTCCCGCCGTGCGATCCGGGCGTCACGCCCTTCGGCAGCCGCGTGCTGGTGCAGGTCCGCACGCCCAAGTCCAAGACCAAGGGCGGCATCATCCTGACCACCGAGACCCGTGAGACGGACTTGTGGAACACGCAGGTCGCCAAGGTAATCGGCACCGGCGCGCTGGCCTTCCGCAACCGCACCACCATGGAGCAGTGGCCCGAGGGCGGCTGGTGCCAGCCGGGCGACTTCGTCCGGGTGCCGAAGTACGGCGGCGACCGCTGGAGCGTGAAGACCACGGACGGAGAGGGCGAGTGCCTGTTCGTCATCTTCAACGACCTCGACATCATCGGCGCGGTGACGGGCGATCCGCTCACCGTCAAGGCCTTCATCTGACGGAGACACGACCATGACTGACAAGACCATCACCGAGGACGACGAACTGATCCCGGTGGAAACCGCGCCGGTTGAAGAGACCGACGAGGACAAGGCGAACAAGCAGGACGCGGACGATGAGGACGATGAGGACGACGACAGTCGCCTTGCGCAGTCCGAAGACGACAGCGACGACGAGGTCTCGTCTCACCGTCGCCGCCGTCAACAGCGCCGCGACAGCCGCAAGCGGGCCCGCGAGCGCACCGAGCGCGAACTCTCGATGGTGCGCGAACAGAACGCCGAACTGCAGCGTCGCCTCGTCGCCCTCGAAAGCCACACGGTCGGCATCAGCGAGCAGAGCGCACAGGCTCGTCTCGACGAGACCCTGCGCGAAGTCCAGATGGCCGAAAGCATCATCGCCAAGGCCACCGAAGCCGGAAACGGTGAGGACGTCGTTGCCGCCATGCGCATCCGAGACGCTGCACAGGCCAAGGCCCAGCAAATTTTCGGTGAGGTGCAGCAGCACCAGCAGCGTCGCCAGCAGCCGCAGGGCGATGACCAGCGCGCCCGCCTCGTGGCGCAGCACGCGCAGGCTTGGACGTCGGCGAACCCGTGGTATCGCACCGACGGCAGCGACCGCGACAGCGCGCTGACCAAGGCCATCGACAGCCAGCTTGCGAGCGAGGGCTACGACCCCGCCACGCGTGGCTACTGGGAAGAACTCACCGCGCGCGTCGCCGACGCGTTCGCTGACAACACCTCCGGCAGCCGCGATCCGGCACCGAAGGACACCGGCCGCCGCAAGGGGCCGCCGCAGGGAACTGGCCGCGAACACGCACCCGTTTCCACCAAGAAAGAAATCTACGTGACACCGGAGCGGAAGCAGGCTATGATCGACGCAGGTGCTTGGGATGACCCCGTAAAGCGCCAACGTATGCTTAAGGCATATCGTGACTTCGATCATGGTTCGGCTCGCTGATTGAGGAGTGAGACACATGACGCAGGACACTGATAGCCGCCTTAAGAAGTCGGACGACGACATTGTTGGTCAGCGCGAGAGCCGCCGCCTGAGCGTCCGTAGGGACGACGAGCGACGGGATGAACGCCGGGTCGAGGACCGTACGGTCACCGAAGACCGGAACGTCTCCGAAGATGACCGACTGGAAATGTTCCGGCAGCAGCTTTTCAACGACGCACTCCCTGATTTGCCCGAAATTCCGGGCTACCATCTGTGCTGGCTCACGACGACGAACCCGCGTGACCCTATCCACCGCCGCATGCAGCTTGGCTACGAGCCTCTGCGGCCGGATGAGGTTCCGGGCATGGAGTATGCTTCGGTCAAGACGGGCGAATGGTCCGGCATGATCGGGGTCAACGAAATGGTCGCGTTCAAGCTTCCGATGAGCCTCTACCAGCGGTTCATGCAGGAAGCCCACCACGACGCGCCGATGCGTGAGGAAGACAAGCTGGCCGAAGTCGCGGAAATCATGCGCGAACAGGCCGAGCGGTCGGGCACCACTCTCTACGAGGGTGATGGCATGTCAGAGATGCGCGAGTTCAAGCCGTCCCGAGGTCGTTTCGACTGACAGGACGGTTCCCGCAACCATCCTTGAGGTGACAAGCCATGTCGGCAACTTCCAACCCCTTCGGCCTCCGTGTCGTCGCAAGCGGTTCGGGCGGCATTGTCCGCCCGGCCGCGTACGCGATCACGTCGGGCTACGCTTCGAACATCTTCCAGAACCAGCCGGTCAAGATCGTCCCGTCGGGCACCGGTGAAGGCACCATCGCGGCTGCGGCCCCCGGTGACCGCTTCATCGGCACCTTCTGCGGTGTCGAATGGACCGATACCGACGGTCGTCGTCGCGTGTCGAACAAGTGGTCTGCAGGCACCGTCGGCACCGACATCGTCTGCTACGTGACGCTCGACAGCACGCTGGAATACGAAATCCAGAGCAACGCCGCTCTGAACATTTCGGACATCGGCAAGCAGTTCGCGTACACCGCTGCCTCGGGCAACACCGTGGTTGGCGTCTCGACGCAGATGCTCGACGTCTCGTCGGCTGCCGCCAACGCCGCCCTGCGTCTGGTGAACATCATCAACGGCCCGGACAACGCCGCTGGTGACACCTACGTTATCGCTCGCGTCACCATCAGTCAGCACCAGAACGTCGCTGACGTTGCTGCTTACTAAGGAGGCCTGAGCAATGGCTACTCCCATGCGTTCAACTGACTTCCGCGCAATCGTCGAGCCGATCCTGAACGAAGAGTTCAACGGCATCTACGAACAGCGCGCGGACGAATTCGCGCAGGTCTTCAAGGAGTTCAAGGGCATCGCCCGGAACTACCATGAAGAGCCCGTCCTCTACGGTTTCGGCGCTGCGCCGGAACTGCCGGACGGTATGGCTGTGACCTACCAGTCGGGCGGCGTGCTGTTCATTCAGCGCTACGTCTACAAGGTCTACGGTCTGGCCTTCGCGCTGACCAAGGTGCTCGTCGAAGACGGCGACCACATCCGTATTGGTCAGACCTACGCGCGCCACCTCGCTCAGTCGCTGATCGAGACCAAGGAAACCCTCGGTGCCAACATCCTGAACCGTGCTTTCAACGGTTCGTACATTGGCGGCGACGGCGTGGAACTGTGCTCGACCGCACACCCGACCGCGAGCGGTACGTTCAGCAACAAGCTCTCGACCGCTGCGAACCTTTCGCAGACGTCGCTGGAGCAGCTTCTGATCCAAATCCGCAACGCTGTGGACAACAACGGCAAGCGCATCCGTCTGACGCCGAAGAAGATCGTGACCGGTCCTTCGAACGTGTTTCAGGCTGAAGTGCTGCTGAAGTCGGCCCTGCGCGCCGGTACGGCCAACAACGACATCAACCCTGTCAAGTCGATGGGTCTGCTGTCGGACGGTCAGGCCAACCTGTCGCGTATCACCTCGACGACCTCGTGGTTCATCCAGACGGATGCCAACGAAGGTCTGAAGCTGGCGATGCGCCGTGGTCTGGAAAAGAGCATGGAAGGCGACTTCGAAACCGACAGCATGCGCTACAAGGCCACCGAGCGTTACGCGTTCGGCTGGACCGATCCGCGCGGCCTGTACGGTACGCCGGGCATCTAAGGGTTTGGGGGTGCCTGCAGATTTGCAGGCACCTTTTACCTGCTCTCAAGGAGAAAACAGATGTCCCGCACGCACTTCTCTGGCCCGCTCACCACGGGTGAAAAGCACGCTGGACAGGCTGGCGGCCCCAACTGGGGTTACGTCGTCCTGACGCAGTCGATCACGTTGACCCAGAACGGTGCCAACGCCGTCAGCGGCGCGATCAACCTGCCCGCCGGTGTGCAGCTTATCGACTTCCGCCCGGACGTCACCACGGCCTTCGACAGCGCCACCTCGGCCACCCTCACCGTGGGCGTTGCCGCTGCTGGCACCGACTACGTCAGCGGCGTGAACGCCAAGACCGCTGGCCGCGCGTCGCCGTCCTATTCGGCCGCGCAGCTTGCCGCGATGCTCAACACGGGCACCAACACCGTCCTCACCGCCACGGTGACGCCGGTGGGCGCGACCACGGCGGGATCGGTCACCGTGACCGTCACGTACGCCCAGAAGGCGAACAACGACTAAGGCTTTGGCGGCTGCCCTAGGGTGGCCGCCGACCTTTTGAGGAAAAGACCATGCGGCCCACCGTCGTGAACGTCACCGGGACCAACGTATCGGTCCCTATCCCCATCGACTTCTACGCCAACCCGACCAGCGTCGCGCTTGGCGTGACGGTGACCGGCACCGTGAATTTCACTGTCCAGTATACCTTCGACGACATCTGGGCCGCAGGCTACGATCCGTCGACCGGCAACTGGGTGGATCACCCGTCGCTCGCGGCCAAGACCGCCTCGACGGACAGCAACCTCGCCTATCCGGCGCGCGCTGTGCGCATCAAGAGCAACAGCGGCACCGGCAACTCGCGTCTGACTGTCATTCAGGCCGGTAACGGAGGCCTCGGCGCATGATCGCTACCAGCATCGACGGCACCGCGACCGGTGCGAATACGCTCTTCGATCTGCTCACGGTCGTGGCGAACCCCGACGCGTACGCGGACAAGCTCAAGGAGCTTCAGGCCGCGACGGACGCCAACAGCAAGACCATCGCGCTCGTGGGCAAGGCCGAAGAGATCATCGCCGTGCGCGAAGGCCTCTCCGCTGAGAAGGACGCCGCACAGGCGGCCAACGCGAAGCTGCTCGCCGACGCACAGGCCGCGCTCGACGCAGCCAATGTGCAGGCCGCGCAGATCGTTGCCGCTGCGCAGTCGCAGGCTGATGACATCCGCAAGCAGTCGCAGGCCGCTAGCCGCACGGCAGCCGCGCGTCTGAAGGCCGCGCAGGATGCGCAGGACGCAGCCGACGCGCAGAAAGCCGAGCAGGACAAGCGCGCCGCCGACCTCGACACTGCCCTCGCCGACGCGGCGCAGGCCAAGACCGCCGCTGAGGCTGCTGCGGCCGATGTGGAAGCTGTCAAGGCCGACCTCCTCAGCAAGCACAAGGCCTTCATCGAAAGCCTCGCGTAATGTCCATTTCGCCGCACGCTGGCATTGTCGACTTCGGCACCTTCACGCCGCCAGCGACTGGGCTGGATGGCGTGCAGGGTGAAGTACCCGCACCGCTGGCGGGGCAGGACACGTACGTCCTGACCGCCACGGGCTGGGCTCCCGGTAGCGCAGGCGGCGGCGTAACCAGCTTCAACACCCGCACCGGCGCGGTCACCCTCCTATCGGCGGATGTCACCGATGCGCTGACGTACACGCCAGTGAACCCGGCGGCTGTCGGCGCGCTGACGTTCACCAGCACGGCCCCTACGCTGGTGGCCGGGCGCATGTGGTACGACGGCACGACGGGCTCGTGGAACCTCGGCATGGGCGGTGGCAACATCACCCAGCAAATCGGCGAAGAGCTTTTCGTCTACGGCAAGGCCTCGGCCGCCATCACGGATAGCCCGCTGCAGATCATCTACCAGACCGGCACTGTCGGAGCCTCGGGCGTCATCACCTTCGGGCCAACCGTCGCGGGCATCACCGACGGCACGCTGGTTATCGGCGTGGCTACGGAGCCGCTCGCCAACAACGCTTTCGGCCGCATCACCTGCTTCGGCATCGTTCATGGCGTCACAACCAACGGCGCGGCGTATAGTGAGACGTGGGCTGATGGCGACGCCATCTGGTACAACCCGGTCACGGGTAACCCCACCAACGTCAAGCCTGTCGCCCCGAACCTCAAGGTTCAGGTCGGCACGGTCATCAAGGCTGGCTCCGGCGGTTCAGGCACGTTCAGCGTCGAGATCGCCCACGGCTCGGTGCTGGGTGGCACGGACAGCAACGTCCAGATCGCCAGTCCGGCCCTCAACCACCTGCTGGTGTACAACGGCACCTACTGGGCCAACCGCCTCATGGCGTCTGCCGACGTCACCACGGCGCTGGGCTACACGCCCGCGAACAAGGCTGGCGACACCTTCACCGGCAAGGTCACTTTCGCTACGGCCACCACGTCCTCGGCCGGTATCAATATCGGCGCTGGGTCGGCCAGCCCGACCGCACCGGTCGGCGGCGACGTGTGGCTGCTGTCCGGTGCGCTGACGTGGTACGATGGCGCAGCGACGCACACGGCGGTGGACCTGACGTCCGCGCAGGTCGTCACCGGCGCAAAGACCTTCCGCGCCGCGCGCACGGACCCCCGCGTCGTGTCGGCCGCCAGCGCAAGCACGTTGACGCCGGACATCTCCGCAGCGGACATCTACGTCTTCACCGCACTCGCCGCCGCGCTCACGATCAACGCGCCCACCGGCACCCCGCTGGCGGGCGACAAGCTCATGTTCCGCATCAAGGACAACGGGACGGCCCGTGCAGTGACGTGGACGGCCACTGCTGGCGGCTTCCGGGCCGTAGGTGTGACGCTGCCCACCACCACCACCGCGACGAAGATCACGTACGTCGGCTGCGTCTACAACGCGGACGACGCGCTGTGGGACGCCATCGCCGTAGTGACGCAGGCCTGATATGGCAAACAAATTCTGGGTCGGCGGCAACGGTACTTGGTCCGGCACGAACACCGTAAACTGGTCGCTGACGTCGGGCGGCGCGGGTGGTGCTGCCGTACCGGGCACCGCCGATGTCGCAATCTTCGACACCAACTCGAATGTCGCCGGCGGCGGCGGAAACTACACCGTTACGCGCACCGCGACGACGG